GGCCTCAATATTATATATTTGCTGTTATCAACATCCTGCCCGTCTTTTTTCTTAGATGTTTTAGACTTTTTGTTTTTGTCATTAGAAATTAGAGACATGATGCACCCTTAATTAAAGTTTTGTTATTATGATATTTATACATCTTAGACTTCTTGGCAAATAAAAAAAGCCCCACTAGGGGGCTTTTTCTTACATATAGTATTTACCGTTCACATAGTTGACCAATTGTCTCTGTCCGTTCGCATATATGATGCAATTTGTGTGGCACCATGAGCTACTACCTCTATTGTATTTCAAATCAAGCTTTGACATGGTTCCTACTCTAAACACTCCACGCTGAATTGCCGGTGTATGGCTATGACCGATTACACAGTCACCATATACTTCTTCTAAACCATTCAGTGACGGCCTTGCACCATTTATTCCAAGATCACCATGCTCCGATAGCTCCACGTCCGCTATTTTCAGCTTTGTGTTTCTATCCAAAAACACCATGTTTTCCAAAATAAACATCACTTCTTCTGTGTCTTGATCTAGAGCATGGAACATGCCAGACTGCAAATCATCCATACCATCTAGCATATCTACTGCTATTTTCAAGCTGATATAGTGGTTTTGAGGATCAGTCACATATCTACCAGATTTTAGATATCTTGTCAGAAACTCATCATGGTTTGATTTAACGATATAAGCCTTGCCAAATACGTCAAGAGATTCGTAAATTTTCTTAACCAATTTATAGGTTAGAACAAGCTCAGATTTAAGATCGCCGCGACTTGCCTTTGATCTTTCATATTTTTCATAAATTGTTTCAATGTGATGTGAGATTGATTCACCGTCAAAAATATCATGCAGGAATATGTTCTCAATATCAAAGTCTTTGAAATCTTCAACAAAGCTGTTCACAGCATCCACGTCAACATTAACACCATGAATATCACCGAAAACAATGTTCATAGGGACTTGTTCTGTAGTGCCATCTGCATTATATTTAACACCAAGATCAATGAAGTTTCCTTCTTCGTCAGCTTGAATTTGTCTAAAGTGGAAATGTTTTTCGTCTTCTATCTCTACAATGACTGCACCCAACATATGGTCATGCGAAGCAATGTATGACAGTCTTTTACTAACAAATGAGTTATTGTGGAAATAATCTCCGGTAGTGCATGAGCCTGTGGTCATAATGCTATAGTTTCTTCCACGACCGTTGCCGCTTGGTCTATAATCTAGGAATTGTTTCGGGCTTGCAAAAATATATGATCCGCCACGTTTACCAATTCTTGCCAGACCTGTAGTTGACTTGATTTGCTTGGCTGAAACTTGGATGCTACACAAGAATATGTTTTCATTAAGATCAACGTCATCAGTTACGAAGTTGTATATCGGCTTTTCAAATTCTCTGTCAAAAATGGCAGATTTGTTTTCAAAGCTGTTAGTGACGCTTTCACATGGAAGGATTACAATTTGTGCATCTCTTTCTTGTGCATATGTCTTAATGGCTGAAATAAAGCCTTCATGAACCTTGAAATCTGCAACTGCTGTAGTGACAATATATCTTTTACCGATATAATCACCGCTCTCTAGACCTTCTCTATTGAGAATTGATTGCAATGTAGTGAAATTTTCCTTGATATTGTCAGGATAATTCACTTCCATGAAATCGTGCAATTTTGATAGATTTCCAAATGAAGATGATATTGTGCTTTTTGTGATACCAAAATCAACAAAGTCGTGCATAGCAGGTAGACGCTTCACCTTATCAATAATCTTCAAGTATGAATTGATTACGAATTGACGCTTTTCTTCTGCCAAATCTCTAACATCTTCATCGCTTTCAACATCATTGGTTCTTTCTTTTGGAAGAACGTTTCTTGTAACTTCCTCAGATATACTATCATCTTCAAGAATCATTTTGTAAAGACGATCTTTTCCAAAGCCAAAATAGTATTCAACTTTTTTCTTGGTAATACCAGAGCTTTTCAATTCATCATAGGTAGGATTTCTACCATATTTCTTACATTGCTCTGTAAAGGTTTCAATTAACCTTTTCTTTTTATATTCCAAGTCATCATCTTTGGAATATATCTCTATCTGAACTTTATCTTCACTAGACATTAATTACTCACTTTCATTATCTTTGCAAAAAAGTTTGGTGTGTTTCCATTGAAACCTTTTCCGCTGTTTAAATTGTCGCATATTTCCTTAATATTATTGGAAACTTCTATGACAACGTTAGTCGCATTTTCAATTATAATACTATCTTCAATACTATACTTTCTCTTCATTGCAAACTCCCAACTAGTCTTCGAAATCGAATATCTCATGCTTCTTAGAAACATTAGTTTTATCTAAAGAATCTTCCCAATCAGTTCCAATATGTTTATTTATTGACTTGGAGCCTTTTTTATCGTCAAGAGTAGCATCTTTCATTATGCTATCTTGTGCGCTGTCAGAAAGATTATACAACTTCATCTTGGCTCTATCAATTCCTACAACAAATCTGCGATAGTTAGATATATCTCCCCATCTGTTTTTCAACTGTTTAATCATAAGATGACCAGATTCTTGCAATTCTTCGGATGTAATAAGACCGAACAAGGCGTCAACTGTATGAGGAAGACCCATAGATTCTGAGGTATTTGTGATATCCATATCACTATTTCCATAACCACCACGGTTTGCCTGAGTAGCTGAAACTATAGGAACATCAAATTCCATAGCCAAACCACGGACTTCTTCTGCAATTGATTTGACCAATGTGTAGCTATTTGCAGCATTAGCACCACGTATTCTGGAAGAAGCACAAATGTTCAAGTAGTCAATGAAAATAATGTCTGGAATGAATTTCTTTTTAAGTTTTAGTTCGTTAAGAAGATGCCTGAAATGACCAGCATGTGCGCCACCGGTTGGATATTCTTTAACATAAATATTCCCTTGTGTTTTCTTTGAAAGACGCGCCATTCTTCTAGTATAAGTGTCCTTATCCATCGCCTTCAACTCATCAAGGGTTATATCCATGATGTTTGCGTCAATTCTTTCGGATACTCTTTCCTCTGCCAATTCCATAGTAATATAAAGAACATTATATCCGTGCATCATGGCTGCTGCTGCTTGGTGACACATCACCAACGATTTACCAGCACCAGTTTCCGCCATATATACAACCAATGATTTTCTTGGCAAGCCGCCTTTGGTGATGACATTTAGTAAATCAATATCGTATGGTATTCTGGAATCTATGCTATGATAGTAATCAAATCTGTCTGCGAAATCTCCAAAGAAATCGTGGCCTATGCTGCTATCAAAGCTCACTGCTAGTGCATCTGACATGATTTGCGGGGCGCTGCCCATATCGTCTTTTTTATCATTGCCTTCATATATTGCAATACATTTTCTCAGTGCGTTGGCAAAAGCTTGTTGCTGGCAGTATTTTTCTGTTTCTGTAATCAACCAATCTTCGTTTACTTTAGTATCAGGCTTCAATGATTTGAATGTGTCTTTTATTTCTTTGAATGTTCTTTCCGATATGTCACTTCTTCCTTCGATCAAAATCTTCAATGTTTCAATGGAAGGTGGCTCTTTGTATTCAGATGTATATGTTGTTATTGAATCAAAAATCTTTTTATGTGCTTCGTTCTCAAAATAGCTTATGTCTAGGTAAGGCATAACTCTTCTGCTAAAGCTATCATTATATATCAAGTTGGATAGTATCGTATCTACTAGCATAAAATCTCCTATAAATTTGTCACCCTTTATAGCACATAAACTTTGGGTTGTCAACGATTCTGTATTTTTATGGAAAATCCCTCGCCATTTCTAACGAGGGATTAAATTTTTAAAGATTTTGCTAGGCTTTATTCTTCGTCTTCATCCATGCTAATTGATTGGTCAAGTTGTGCAATCTCTTCATTTGTTAGCTTGTATTTACGCTCAACAAATTTCTTGAACTCAGCGTTATTGACAAGCTTAGTAAAGAATGCGTCATCCTTTTCAACGTCAGCTTTTCTACGATTAGTCTCAGAAACCTCTCCACTTTCGGGATCGACAGTGACATACCAACCGACTTTTGGTTTTTCAATAAAACCAGCTTCTTCTGCCAATTCAAACATTGAAGACCATTTCTGTATACCAGCATTGTTCAAAACAGTAAATGGAAGCTTAGATTTTTCCTTTACGTATCTTGACTTTTCAATATTAATAGTAAAGTCATAACCAATAATCTCTGTGCCAGACTTGATTTGTGATTTGCCAATAATAAAGACTTGGTTTGCAGAATACATAATGCCTGTTCCGCCGCTTACAATAGCTTTAGGATATAGACCTTGCTCCATATAGATATGGTTGATAGCAATGCAATATACATTATTTTTAACAACCAATGGAGTTGTAATTCTGAACAAAGACTTCAAGCTCTTGGCTCTGGACATGTCGGCAACAGACTTTTCGTTTATCGCATCCTCAACTTCTTTTACAGAAGCCATGTTACCAATAGAATCAATAAGAATGAATACTTTATCGTTCTTTTCAACAGATTTTAGCTTTTGAACCATGTCGAATTTCAACTGTTCAATATTTTCTATTTCTAGATATAGAACACGGTTTGGATCGACGCCAACCATCTTCATGTAATCTTCACTAATACCATACTCACAGTCGTAGAACAGTGCAATACCTTCTGGATATTTGTCTTGGAATGCTTTCAAGCAGTAGAGGCTTATTAGTGATTTAAATGTTTTACTTTGCCCGGCTATAACTGTCAAACCGGGAACTAGACCACCATCTATACTACCACTAAATGCAACGTTAATAATCGGTAAGTCTGTCTTGATGATAGGCTTTTCAGCAAATATAGACGAATCTGCAATGCTTTTAGCTTTTACATGACCTGACTTAGCCATTCTCTCCATTAATGATGCCATTAATCAATCTCTCCTTCTGCAATTTTTTTGATTAACATTCTAAACTGCTCTATCTTTTCTATTCTATTAGGCCATACCAAAGTCTTCTGGTCTGGGTTTTCGGAAAGATTGTCCAAGAATTTGTTGAAAACAGCAACTAGAGTGTCAATGCGTCCTGATAAATCTTCGCTTTTCTCTTCCATTTCTTTCACTTTGACAAGCTCTGAATCATCAAAAGAGAATCCGAAATCATTCAGATCGTCTATATTTATTTTATTTTTTTCCATATTAGTTTTCCAAAGTTAGTGAGGGGCAAAAGCCCCTCATCTTATTTCTTTTTTACTAGATTTTGGAAATAATCTAGTTCTTCATCGTCATCATCATCTGAGATTGAAGAAGATTTATTAGAGGCTTTTGGCTCATCTTCTTCCTCATCAATATCTGAAAGATCAAATTTTGACTTTGAAGACTTCGGCTCTTTGCGCTCTTCTGTTTTATTTTCTTCTTCATCGTCATCATCAAATGACAAGGAACGCTTTGAACCACCATTGCTTCTAACGTCTGATTTATTTCCTAGAACAATGTCTAGTCTTTCTTTAAGTTGCTCGTAGGTCTTGAATGACTCCGGTGCAATCAATTCAGAAAGATTGTGACGCTGGTTCCAGATTTCCTCAATTTCACTGTCGCTCTCTGCAATAGGAGTTGTCTTTCTATCAAATTCAGAATCGTCATAGTTATTGAAACCTGCAACGTTCTTAATTCTTAGACGGAAATTAGCACCTTCCCAAAGATCAAATGGGTTTACTGCTTCGTCGCCTTCATACTCTGGTTTAGACATTTTAGTAATTTTATCGAAAATCTTCTTGCCAAAGCGGAACATAAAGACTTTGCCTTCATTTGAAGGATTGCCGGGGTCTTTGACGACCAAAATATTGGCAACGAAAGTTCTTTTCCTTTTTTGCTTTTCGCTAACAATTTTCTTATCTTCATCATTGCCAGAATTCCACAACTTATTATTAAGTTCTGAAACTGGATCAGGTTCGCCATTTAAAGTTGTTCTTGATTTTTCAATATACCACAATCCGGTCGGACCTTTGAAACCATGTTCAAAATAGTCAACTACGGATGGATCATTATCGGATTCAACATCACCTTGAAGGAATCGGATAATTGCAGAACCATTTTTATTAGCGTCTAGAGTTGGGGTCCAATATTTTCCCGCGTCTGGGTTCTTTGCGCTAGAGTTTACGCTGTCTAGTTGTTCAGCTAGTTTTTGTGCAGCTTTATCTCTGTTTTTCTTCATGTTCTTAAAGGACATTCTATGTTCTCCTATTTTAATTCTATGTTTTCTATTTTTCTATGTAGCGATGCACATATATCTATGCATCATCATTATTTATACTTTAATCAAAGTAGTTTTCTAATGTGAGCATAATTTTATTTTTATCATACTTTAGGAACGGATGGTATTTTTCGGCCATCTTAATCACTTTCGGTGTTAACACCGGATCGGATATGGTATCAAGCCAGTAATGACCCACCTTTGATATATCCAATAATATTGAAAATGTCTCTAGAGATATCTTCTTAGACAAGTATAACGAAAGAACCAGAGGTTTGTTCCCGTTTGTTACGCGGAAATTGCTCTCGAATGAAACATCATTTAAATGTTTAATTTCAGATTGAAAGTTATACTCTATGGCACTGGTGATTTTCACCCATTGACGATAGACGGTCATGCCATCACTTTCGTCAACTATATCACCTATCCATTTTTGGGGATTTCTAGAAAGATTGGCAATTAAGATACCTTCATAGTCTCTCATCTTGCTCAATTTTACAAAACTAAATTTGTCTCTTCTAGTTTTAAACGAATCAAACTTCGCTCTTACTTTACCGTTATACCTGAAAAAGTCGTAGTTGTCAAGAGTGAAGTGCTGCTTTAGTGCCACATAAGTTTGATATACTGAAAACGCCTGTTGATCGAAATCATCATATACCATTAGTCTCGCCTTTAATCATAAGAAGAATTTTAGCTTCTCTCTTAATCTTTTCTTTTAAAATTGGGCTTTTCTTTAGTATCTCACCGACGCTCTCAAGCTCTAAATTATTTTTTTCACAATAATCTACAATTGCATCCAAATAAGAATTTCCACCCTTTATTTGTCTTTCTATTTCTTTAATTATTGTATCCTGATTTAATATTCTTCTCACAGTTTGCATTCCTTTATTTTAAACACGTTATATGCCATACTGCTTATGAATACATTATCATTTGATTTGATCGGAGGTATGGTCAATCTTTCATCAAAAACACCATCAACAAATACATCCATGAATGTGCTTTCCCCGAAATTAAGCACATCTATTTTAATAATCTTTCCTTTAATTTCAGACATATAAGTGTCTACTAGCATGTTATCTCCTTCGGAAAGGGGAGAACCCCCTTTCTTATCTTTTATTTTTTATAAATTCGTATAGCTTGTTAGCAGTATTTATAACATCATCCTCATCATATCCTTGTTTAGACGCAGTTTCCGCAATATTACTTGTAACAGAATTTGAATTTATTGAAAATGGTGTGGCGTTGTAACCCACAGAAGACGCTGATATAGTTCTATTTGTAGCCAATTTTCCGCCTTCAATAACATTATTCTCTACTATAATATCGGACGCCAACTTTGCGGCGTCCAACTTGTTGTCTTCTTTTGATTGAAGAATGGTTTGTGCTAACTTTAGGACTTCCAATCTAATTTGGAATGGTGAACTATCTGTATTACTCATCTTTTTTACTTCCCATTGCGCTTGCTCTTTCCTCATCAGTAAAAGCAGTTTTAGCATAAGCTTCTGTTAAAGAAGCACTTGAACCGCTAACCATCTCAGCTTTAAGGCTATTAACCATACGTGTCGCGGCCATGCTGGTAGCAGTAACGCCAGCAGAATCATGCGCGTATTGAATGGTGTTATTTACATTAAAACCTAATTGTGATCCAACTGAAAATGCATCAATGTTTGCCCCCATGAACATAAATGCCCAATTGGATTCATTACATTTAGAATACATTTTTTGGATATCTGCCATACTAAATGTTTTTGAAGCATTTTCAAGACCATCTGTGATTATTGTTATGATAACACTTGGTCTTTCTTTCTTCTTGGCAGAAGCCAGTTTTTGATTTACTGTAGCAATAACAGAACCCATACCATCATATAGATTAGTCATACCGATTGGGTTATAATCTTCATTGGTAATTTCTCTTACTTCTTCAACATTGACATTATCTCTTATAGCCTTGACGTGATTTCCGTCAAAGGTGTAAACTGATATAAATGTTTTAATGTTATTTGTCTTGGCGTCTTCTCTTTGAGATGCTATAAACTCGTTTGCAGAAGAAACGGTTGTATCTCTCAATCTTCCCATAGACCCTGATTCGTCTATCAATAGAACTACGTGAGCGCCATTCTTACCAGCTTTTTTTGCTTTAAAAGCTTCGCCAATTTGACCTAGCGGTTTTTGCACTGGCATGTAAGTTGTAGGAATAGTCAATTTGCCCCACTGGTAATTTGCATTTAATGGCGGCAATGCGTTTGGATCGTATAATGACATGTTATGTCTCCTATGTGTTGTGATGTGTGTGATGCAACGGATGCTGCATTTTTTATTTATACCACATAACAACGCATAAGTCAAGCAAAAGTTCTATAAATAAAGTTACACATTAACATCAAGGATTTTAACATGACAACTTATTACGTATATAGAATTACCAATAATAAACCGAATAGCATTCCAAAATACTACTACGGTTTCAGAAAATGCAACACAAGCCCATCATTAGATACAAAATATATGGGAAGTTCTAAATATCTCAAACAAGACATAAAGAACATTGGCATAGAATATTTCTCAAAGAAAATAATAAAAACATTTAATAATAAAGAATCTGCGATTGACTACGAAATCATGTTGCATCTAAAATTTAATGTTGATAAAAACGTCATGTTTTATAACAGATGTAAAGCGAATAAATTTGGGTATAAATGCACAGGAGATGTTCTTAAAGGTAAAAGTTATACCGACATACACGGCGAAGAAAAAGCCATTAAATTAAAAGAAGAAAGATCAAGAAAAATTAAAGAAATCTCTTCTAACCGTAATTATATAGGCGATAAAAATCCAAATTATGGCAATAAATGGAGTGAAGCCATGAAAGAAAAAATGTCAGAAATGAAATCGGGTCAAAATAATCCTATATATGGCAAAATCATAATAAATAACGGTATAAAAGAAAAAAGAATATCTAAAGATTCAAATATTCCAGAAGATTATGTTATAGGCAGAATCAGAAAAGATGTTTCTGGTATAGTAGAAGATTTTTTGAATTCTGGTCTTAGTAGAAAAGAATTTTCATTATTAAGAAACATAAACTACAACACTCTAAAGAAATATTTAAAGGGGGTTTAAACCCCCTTTAAACGAATTCACTAGATTTATTTGCAACTCTATCCGCACCAAATGATGCAGCAAATGCATCTGGTTTTAATTTAGGAGAAATTCCTGTTACACCCAAAATATATCCCGCAGCTTGTGAAGCAACGCAATTTGAACCATTCATAGGGTCTGTAGATATATCACAATGAATCTCTACATCAAATTCATCAATGAACCCTACCAATTGTGTATATAGTTCGCAAACTTTTTGGACTTCATTCATAAGTCTAATGCTTGGTCTATTCTTCTTAACATCATAATCAGCTTCTACTGATCTGTTAGAGAATACTCTACATCCGTGTCTTCCATTAATGTGAACAACACATACGGTCGCATACTTGGCAAACCATCTTCCATCCTTCTTAAAGCGAACAGAATCACATCCTAAGTAAATTTTTGTGTCTGGACCCACAGTTAATAGTAAGTCTACTAATTCTTCGATTTGTGATTGGGTGAACATGTCATTTTCCTTCTATATCATTTTACTATCTTAAACCTTTTCTCTTTGTCAAGTTCTTTTTGAACAAGAGCCTCGATTTCCTTAGCTTGTTTTTCAATACCTTGAATTATTGCATTCCAAGTCTCTATTCTCGGAGCATCTGGATTTGCAGTGACATAGTAAACCAAATTACCATAAATTCTCAGCAAATTCTGATGGACCTTGAATAGTATGTTTTTGTCAACTTCAATTTCATAGAGGTTTTCTATTTCATCCATCAAGTTGACAAAATTTTGCTTACGCTTATTGTTGTCAGCAAAACCGTATAGGTCTAATAGAACTAATTCTTGTCCTTCATTAGACATTGGTGCATGATTTATAGTTGTTAAAATATAATCTGCAACTTTCTCAGGCTGGATCACACCGAACGGCATGAATACCTTTTCTGGAATTGCAGAAAGATTGCCGATGACATTTTTAACAACACCATAAAAATCATATGCACTTCTAATTTCTTTATTATCTTCCTTGTCATAAACAATGTCATGGAAAAGAATTGCAACATCCAAATTAATATCATAAGGAATTTTCAATTCTTGAGCGTAACTATACAAGTCTACAATGTGCTGCATGTTGTGATATGTGCGGCCTGTAGGGTTCATGTATTTCATTGCTGCGTGATTCCATATACCATCTTTATTTAGTTTAGTCCAAGGTATATTGTCAATTATTTTCATTTTTTACTCTTTTCATAATCAGCTATAAAACTCTTTAGTTTCTCTACATTTTTATCGTTTAGTAATACTTCTGTGTAATCATGTTGGCTGTCACCAATGACAAATATGTAACGCAAACCGTTTATAATACGTTTCCAAAAAGGTAGATAGGGATTTTTGGAAACTCCTATTGAAAACATAGGATAGTCTTCATCG